GGATGCGCAGCGCCTGAAGAACATGCAGTTGTCCAAGCTCGGCGAGATCAGTGCTCTGTCGAGCATCGAGAAGCCGATCATGGTGCCCGAGCAGGTGGCTGGCCACCAGCAGATGTGGGCCGAGGACAACCTGCGCAACTACCCGTACCTGCTGATCAACCCGGTCACCGATGCCGCGGGGCAGACGACCCTCGCGCCTCCGGTGGGCTACACCAAAAGCCCGCAGATCCCGCCGGCAATGGCCGCGCTGCTGCAACTGACCGAGACCGACATCGCCGATATCCTGGGCAACCAGCAGAACGGCGACAAGATCGTCAGCAACATCAGCGGCAAGGCCGTGGAGATGGTGCAGCAACGCCTAGACATGCAGGCGTTCCTGTACATGAGCAACTACAGCAAGGGTGTGCAGCGCTGCGGTGAGATCTGGCTGTCAATGGCCCGAGAGATCTACGTCGAGTCCAAGCGCCGCATGAAGGGCCTCGGACCTCAGAACGAGGTCGAGTCACTCGAACTGATGCGTCCGACGCTGGATCGCAACGGCGAGGTGGTCATGGAGAACGACCTCTCCCAGGCCAAGTTTGACGTGGTGTCCACTGTCGGCCCATCATCGAGCAGCCAGCGCTCGGCCACGGTGCGTTCACTGCTGGGCATGCTGCAACTCACGCAAGACCCGCAGACCCAACAGGTGCTACTGGCAATGGCCTTCCAGAACATGGAGGGTGAGGGCATCAGCGATGTCCGCGGCTACTTCCGCAAGCAAATGGTGCAGGCTGGCATCATGCAGCCCACGCCTGAGGAAGCCGAGGAGATGGCCGCTGCGGCTCAGAACGCGCAGCCTGACCCGAACGCACAGTACGTTCAGGCCGTCACCGAGGAGGCGATGGCCAAGACCGAGAAGGCCCGGGCTGACACGCTGCTGACGATGGCCAAGGCCGAGGAGACTCAGGCCAAGACGATGGAGACGATGGTCGGCATCTCTGGAGAAGGTGCGCCGGCCGCCGGCCAGCAGCAGGGCATGGCTCCGGTGATGGACGAGTTCGAGATGGCCAAGCGCGAGTTGGAGCTTGAGAACCTGCGCATCGACGCTGTGGCCAAGTTGATGAAGCTGAAGCAGTCTGAAGACGAAGCTACCAGATCAGCAGAAAGACCCGAGTCCGAGGAGTCCGATGATAAAGTCGGAGAAGACCTAAACGAACTCAAGGCAATGGTCGAGGCTCTGGCACGGCAAGTCGCGGATTTGAAACCGCAGCAACCGATCATCGTGGCCACGGGTGGCGGCGGCAAGAAAATCCAGATCACCAAGACCCCGACCGGGTTCTCCGGTGAGGTTGTCAACGAAGACTGAAAGGGACCATCATGTCCATGACCAACGCAGCCGAGCAGGCCTTCCTGGATCTGCTGTTCCTGAATGTCGACTGGGCCAACATCGGAGACGCTGCCGGCCTGCAGAACAGCGCCACGGCAGGATCGTTCTATATCTCGCTGCACAGTGCTGACCCAGGCGAGGCCGGCAACCAGAGCACCAACGAGATCAGCTATACAGGCTACGCTCGCGTGGCGGTGAACCGCACTGCAGGCGGCTGGACGCGAACGGTCAGTACCATCGCCAACACCGCGCTGGTGCAGTTCGGCCAGTGCACGGGCGGCACGGCCACGGCCACGCACTTCGGCATCGGCACGGACTCCAGCGGCGCGGGCAATCTGCTGCTCAAGGGCGCGCTCAACTCCAGCTTGTCGATCAGCAACGGCATCCAGCCGCAGTTCGCTGCCGATGCCATGACCGCCACCGTGGACTGATGTGACTCTGCGGTACTTTTGCGCCCACTGTCTGCGAGACCTTGAGCTCGTAGACAACCAGGTACAAGCGTGCCCAGATCACCCCGATGGTGCAGTGGATTGGCATGTCGAGGTGACGCCCGATGCCGCTGAATAGCGTCCGCCAGCTCGCCGACTCGGTGGCCGACGATGGCCGCGAGTGGCAGTCGTTCTTCTACAAGATCGCCGTGCCTGCCGCCGGCGGCGGCCGGTGGGCTGACTGCAGCGTGGGCTCGGGCATTCCGATCTATAACGCCTACGTCGGCAATCCCCTGGAAGCTACGCCACTGACAGGCGCAGGCAACCGTGGCATCTACACCGGCCCGACGCCGGAGCCTGGGCAAGAGAAATACCTGCATGTCATGCAGGCCGTGAGCGCCGGCACGGGTGTGCCGGGCTATTTGTTGCTGGCCGACTACCTGATGTTTTACCCGCTGATCGATGGAGACTCCACAGACCAGCAGGACATGGACAACACCGCGCCATTGCCCAGGTACACCTCGGGCGACGGTGTACAGTGCATGATCGTGGTGGCCTCGCCCATGACGCAGGTCGGCAGCGTGACGATCAGCTACACCAACTCCGACGGAGTGTCTGGGCGCATCTCAACCGCTGGGCTGGTCACCAACACGGTCATCGGCGCCCTCGCAAACACATCGAATGCCACGACTGCCGTTGGCGCGTTGTCGCCATTCATCCCGTTGGATAGTGGTGACACGGGCATCCGCAGCATTGAGTCAATTACAGTGTCAGGCTCACCCGGCGGACTATTCAACGCGGTGCTGATTAAGCCGCTGGCGCATCTGCAGATACGCGAGAACTCCACAGCGGCAGAGAAGACCATGCTGCCGCACTCGGCTTCGTGCCCAAAGATCGAGACCGGCGCGTACCTCAACTGGATACTGAACAACGGCAGCGCGAACGCTCCGTTACTGCGCGGCTTCTTGCAATTTGCCTGGGGATAACCATGCCTTTCTCATCGATGGACGATCTCGTCAACGAGATCACAAGCGGCAAGTTCAACCGCTCCGACTGGAACAAGATCACGGGCGCTGCCGCCTACACGGCTGGCCGGTGGTACGACTTCAGCGCCCTGGGCGGAACGCCTGTCGCAAATGCCTGGGCTGGCACCGCGCTGGCCTGGAGGACATGCGACGCCGCAACGTGCAACGGCACGCAGATCTTCGGGCTGCCGCACGGCGGCAACGTCAGCCCTGACACCAAGCACATCCTCAACGTGCAGGCGCTCACGGGCGTGGCCACCGGGGTGCCTGGACAGCTCATGCTGGTGGACCTACAAGGCTACTGGCCCGGCATCAGCAACAACAGCGCTGTGGCTCAGACGCTGACGGGCACGCCGAGCCTGCGCTACACCAACGGGGCCGGGTGCCGACTGTTCTGGGTGCAGACCGCCACCGCAGGCGCGACGGCGCAGAACATCGCGGTCAGCTACTCCAACACCACGCCCACCTCGGGCCGCACGCTACCGGTCACCGTGGCTATGACCGCCTCGGCCATCACGCCGCACATCAGCCACTCGGGCACGGCGGCGAACAACTACGGGCCGTTCCTGCCGCTGGCAAGCGGTGACACAGGCGTTTCCAACGTGGCTACAGTGCAATTCAGCGCGGCCAACACCGGCACTGGGGCGCTGTGCCTTGCGAAGCCCCTGCTGACGCTGCCTCTGACCACGGTGTCCGTTGCTGCCGAGCGCGATCTGCTCAACCAGTTGCCAAGCCTGCCTCGCGTGATGGACGGCGCTTGTCTGACATGGCTTTACTTTGCGGGCGCGGCCACGGCGGCCAGCACCAACTTCTACGGCGCGGCTGAGTTCGGCTGGGGCTGATGGCACTCAAGCAAAACACCACGATCCTGGCGCAGTTGCCACTGCGCCTGATCGGTGGCGACCCCGGCACGCTGCGCTCCATGTGGGGCCGTGGCGACCGGATGAACCAGTCCGTGGGGCAGGGCATCCCGTCCAAGCTGGCGGGCATCCCCAGCGGGCACCTCGCACCTTCGTCCTGGGTTCTGCCATACGAGCCGGGCGCGATGTCGTCGTTCACGCAGTGCGTGGTCACGGTGGCTCCAGGCACGCTGAACCTCGCGGCGGGCGTCAACCTCGAAGGCAGTACGACGGTCACGATCACCGTCAACCCCGCCGACGGTCAACTGGTGGTCAGCGCGGTGGGCTCCGCGTCCATCACGTTCAGCCTGGATGCCAACCTGGCCGGCGCGCTGTCGGCATCGGGCAGCACGGCTGTCACATTCACGGTCAACAACGCAACGCTCGGGGCCATCGTTGACGCCATCGGGGCCGCCATGGTGCAAGTCTCTGCCAGCGCAACACCACGCGCCACGGGCAACCTGTCGGGCAACATCACGCCCTTTACCGAGCTGTCGCCGCAATCGCTGTCAGCCGCTGTCTGGGAGTCTCTTGCTAGTGCTTACAACACGCCTGGCAGCATGGGCGAGCTGCTGAACAGCGCAGGCGGCGGAGCCAGCCCGGCCACCATTGCTGCTGAGGTGTGGTCTACGCCGATGGAGACGCTGACCGCAGAGGAGATCATGCGCGTGGTTCTGGCAGCGCTGGCCGGCGGTCGATCAGGTCTCGGCACGGCCACTCAGAGATACCTGGCCCAGGATGGCGTCACGCCGCGCATCACGTTCACCCCAGACGCGCAAGGCAACGGCACGCCAATCATCGATGCTTCTTAGAAACGGCCTACTCGGCGGCGCATTATTCGCAGGCCTGCTATTCGGTGGGTCTGTTGATCCTGCGTCAGAAAGCGGTGGTGGCGCGTCCGCCAAGGCAAATAATGCGCGCCCGATGTGGGTTGTCGAAGGCAAGATCTTCGACAACCCGTGGGTGGCTCAGGAATATCTGGCCGCACTGCAAGCCAAGCAGAAGCCGGTAGCAGATCACAAGCCTACACTGAAGGACAAGCCAAAACCTGAAGGGCAACGGCAGTTTCTGGTTTTGCCAGAAGAGCGCATTGAAATCGACCTCAGTCGCTTTTCCTACGCTGACGAGATAGTGCGAGATTCGATAGAGGCGCACATGCAGTTGGCTCGAATCATCGTTGAGGAGCGAGATGCTCAGGTGGCGTTGATCATGGCAATGGCAGTGCTGGACGATTGAATCTGCCGGAGATTCCGGCAACGGCAACCGCACGGCCGAAAACGTGCGAGTGTGAAAGAGAACCATGCCACCAGAGATTGAATTGACACAGCCAGACGGATCCAGCGAGGTTCCTGACCTCGACGAACTGGAAGCGAAGAATGTCGCAGAAGCCGATACCCCAGAACCTGACGAGGCGACCGACGACGAAACCGCCGAGGCCGATGAACCAGACGAGGTGACGGTCAGCATCAGCGGCGAGCCGGACCCAGAACCTGAGCCAGAGCGTGCGCCTGATTGGGTGCGCGATCTGCGGCGCTCTCACCGCGAGTTGCAGCGCAAGGTACGCGAGTACGAGGCCCGTGAGCAGACCGCACCGGTGCAGGCAGAGATCCCCCGGCTTGGCGCCAAACCAAAGTTGGAAGAGCACGACTACGATACCGAACGTTACGAGAAGGCGCTCGAAGACTGGTACAAAAAGCGCGATGCCGTAGATGCAGTCAAGCGAGAGCAGCAGCGCCAGGCTGATGAACAGGCCAAGTCCTGGCAAGCCAAACTGGACGGCTACGGCAAGGCCAAAGCCGAGCTCAAGGTGCGCGACTACGATGACGCTGAAGCCGCCGTGCAGGAAGCCCTGAGCGTGACCCAGCAGGGCGTGGTGCTGCAAGGCGCTGAGAACCCGGCGCTGGTGGTTTACGCGCTTGGCAAGAACCCAAAGAAGGCCAAGGAACTGGCCGCCATCAATGACCCGGTGAAGTTTGCCTTCGCCATTGCCAAACTGGAGTCTCAGTTGAAGATCCAACCTCGCAAGACAGCACCACCTCCTGAGCGTACGGCTCCTTCTGGTAATGCTCCAATTTCAGGTGCTACCGATGGTCATCTGGAGCGACTGCGCTCCGAGGCTATGCGCACTGGCGACATGACCAAAGTCATCCGCTACAAGCAGCAGCAGCGCGAAAAGCAGTCTGCAAAGAGGTGATTGCATACGGCGTCAGATGTGATACATTCGGCGCCATTCGGGTCTCGCCAGCCCTAACTCGGCAGTGACAGCACAGCAAGCGGCCGCCCGGCGTACAGGGTGAGTAGAAAGCAGCGCGGCGCTTGCCGCATCGGTCACTCATTCAGTTTTTAGGAGCCACAAATGGCTAACGCTTTTTCCAAGGAAGAAATCGTAGCCTTCGAGTCGATTCTTGAAGGTTTCCAAGACGCACTGGTGCTGTCCCGCGCCGTGAACGTTTACAACACCGACGCCACCACGATGGAGCGTGCGCGTGACACCATCTGGCGTCCGATGCCCTACATCGCTCAGTCGTTCAACTCGACCGTTGGCACGTCCATCTCGTCGAACTACGACGACATGACCCAGTTGTCCGTGCCGTCCACCCTGGGCTTTAGCAAGACTTCCGCCTGGAAGCTGAATGCCAAGGAACTGCGCGACCAACTGCAAGAAGGCCGTCTGGGCACCGCCGCCCGTCAAAAACTCGCTTCCGACATCAACGTCGCCGTGAACAACCTGGCTGCCCTGCAAGGCACGCTGGTTGTGCCGATTGCTGGTGCCGCTGGTGACTACGATGACGTGGCTCTGTGCGACGCCATCATGAACGAGCAGGGTGTGCCCAACTACGACCGCTACCTGGCTCTGTCCACCCGCGACTACAACGGTCTGGCCGGCAACCTCGCCGCCGCTACCCGTTCGTTCGGTAACGCAAAGTCGGACAAGGCTTACGAGCGTTCGTATGTCGGCATGGTCGCTGGCTTCGACACCTACAAGCTGGACTACGCTGCGCGTCTGACCGCTCAGGCCACCGCCGTGACCATCGCCACCAACGGCGCTCAGGTCCGGTTCGTGCCCCGCGCCACAACGTCTACCACCGCTGGCATCCTGAACGTGGACAACCGCTACCAGCAGGTGACGGTCTCCACCACCGTGGGTGTCAACGCTGGTGATGCGTTCAACATCCCCGGCATCGAGGCTGTGCATCACATCACCAAGGCATCGACGGGTCAACTCAAGACCTTCCGCGTGATCTCGGTGGACTCTGGCACGACCATGACCATCAGCCCCCCGATCATCGGCGCGAACTCCAGCCCGACGGACGCTGAACTGCAGTACCAGAACGTCTATGTGGCCAGCACTTCCGCTGCCGCGACGCTCGGCTGGCTGAACGACAACGCCTGCAACGTCAACCCGTTCTGGCAGAAGGACAGCATCGAACTGCTGCCCGGTCGGTACGCTGTTCCCTCCGATGCCGGCACCGCAGTGATGCGCGCCAGCACCGACCAGGGCATCGAGTTGGTGATGCAGAAGTTCTACGACATCGACACGATGACGACCAAGTATCGTCTGGATACCCTCTT